CTCTTGGGCCGTGGCGCCGCCGATCTGAATCGATTGCTGGACAGTCTCTGTCAATTCAAGAAGGTTCTGCTGCGACAATCCAAGCTGGTCGGCGCTTCGGGCGACACGCGCATACAGCTCAACCGTCGCGCCAAATTCTGTCCTCGTGTCCTGCGCCAACTCAAAGAGCGCCTCTTGGACGTTGATCAGCTCGCCCGTCGAATCCGTGACCAGCCGCAGCCGCGTTTCATACTGCGTCCAGGCGTCCAGGGTGCGCGTCAGCTCCCGAAACGCAAATGCCCCCGCCAGCCCCGTTAGAGCCCCCCGAAGACTGAAGATCGACCGCTGCATGCGATCAAAGGCGCCGTGGACACGCCCGGCCTGCCCTTCAAGATTGCGGAGGGCCCGAACCGATACATTCGAGCCCTGAACGGCACCGCGGCCGTCGATCTGAACCTCTAACCGAGCATCGGTCATTTCTTCTCCCCTCGCGCCTCTAGGTAGGCCGCATCACAGGCCCGGATAATCATCAGGAACTCGCGCGCGTCGTCGCAGCCGGGATGGCCGAACAAGCGCAGGTAAGCCTCGATCTCGGTTAATGGGATTGCCCCTTCGCCAAACCCCACGGGGCGCGATGGCGACAAATCCAGGAACGCCGCGTATAGGGACTCGGTCGCCTCATTGAGTGCCGGCTCGACCGCCCAATCCGGGACCGGCCGGCCGTGCTCAGCAAGAATGGCTACTAGTTTGCTTGCCTTGTCGCCGACCCGGACCGACCAGACGATCCGCTTTTGGAGTTTTTTGCCGCCGTCTCCAATGCCGAGGCACGGTAGCTTTCGACCTCCATCGCTAAGGCTGCGATTTGATTGCGGAAGTCCTTGAGCTCGGTCAGAAACCAGACAGCCATTTCACGACTGTAGGCAACCTCGCTGCCGTCGTCGTTTTCGAAACCGCGCCAGTCGAGCAGCAGCGCGTCGGCCATAGCTTCGATGGCGATTTCGGTGTGCCTATCGGCAGGAATTTCGCCGCCGGCGCGCAGAATGTTGCGATACGGCTTGCGCAAACGATCAAGGGCCGCCTGATGCCGGTCGTTGCCGAACCGGGCCACTTTGACGGCCGCCCCCTCGCCAATCTCTACCCACACGCCCCCTTCCTCCGCCGCCTTGTCGGTGGCGAAGCGCTGATTGATCTTCATGGTTGCTCCTAGGTTACGACCGGACGATCTGCATGTCCGTCTGCGACGCGCTGTCATAGAGGGCCTGGAAGCCCATCTCGGCCATCACGTCCTGGTTGTTCCCGCTGGCCACGACCTGGCCGGTGGTGAACTTCGTCCGCGGGAAGGTTACGGTGTAGCTGTTGGTGCCGTCCGACAGGGCGAACTCCAGGCTGCCAGCGGCGCCGGACACGAACTCCTCGTAGAGGTCCGCGTCTTCGAAGTAGGCGCTCATCTGTCCGGTGATCTCGCGCCGGCCGTAGCCGATCCCGGCCGCGCCCAGCTGCCCGATAGCGTTCTGGGCTCGCAGGTTGTTGGTCAGCGTGAACGACAGGTCGGTGAAGTAGATCGTGCCGACTGTGTTCGCGACCGTGATCGAGGCTACCTCCGGAGAGGCCATGACCTCGTTCGTGTTGGCGCCGACATAGGTGGCACCGGTGATGATCGTCGTCGCCATCGCGGAGGCGTTGAGGCCCAGCATGTCGAAGCGGCCCGTGACCAGTTCCTGCGCCCGCACGTTCATCTGCAGCGTGTTCATCCGCAGGCCCAGGAAGCGCTGATAATGCGTGGCGCCACCACCCTGAAGCGCCTTCTCGACCGTCAGCGACTTCTTCTCGGTCCCGGCCTTCAGGGTGTTGACCGCGAAGTCGCCGCGCAGCGCATGTTCAAACAGCGTGTCGAATTCGGAGCCGTAGGTCAGCTCGAAGTCGAACCCGCCGGTGGCGGAAGCGCCGCGCTGGATCAGATCCTTCACCGAGGCGGTCGGGTCGATCTCGTTGGAGGTCTGGTTGTCGATGGCATAGACCATGTTCTCGCCGGTCAGGCGCACGCGCTGAAACGCGGGTGTGGCCGGCGTGGCGCCGAACGTGGTCTCGGGGATGAACGCCAGCGTGGCGTCCGAGGCGTCGGAAAAGTCAGGCATAGCGCCCTCCAGTGATTTGCAGGATCAGCGCGTCACCGACGCGGTATCAGAGCAGCTCGTCTCTGCGGAACGGGCAGGACATGTTCACCTGGAACCAGATGCCGTCCGGCCCCACCTCGCGCACCGACGGGACATCACACCGGATGCCGTCGAAGCGCTGATTGCGAAAGATCGCGGCGGCGTCATCGGCCAGGTCGCGGGCCGTATGGGTACCGCTGTCGATCGGCACGAACACCTGCACGGTGATCACGCCGTTGTGCCGGTGCACGTTGGCGCCTGGGTTGCCGATCGACCGCTGTGTCGCGTCACCGTTGATGATCGTCAGACGCACCCAGGCCCCGCGGTCCGGTACGTCGAACCCAACATTCGGCCAGGCGATCGGCGTCCGCGCATGCCAGTGGCTGTTGAACCGGCCAGCGATGGCGTTGCGTTCGGCTGCGTAGCTCACAGGACGCTTGTGATGTTGGTGAATGTGACCTGGACCACGCCGGCCGGCGCCTGTTGCGAGTACCCCTCTTCGAGCCGACGCGCGTACGGCACGTTGTTGGTCAGATAGATCGCGCTGAACTGGGGAAGCTGCGCGATCTCTTGAGCGCCGCGACTTATGGCTTTGGCGCCGCTCGGATCGACCTCGTCGGTGACCTCGTCAGACGGCGTGCCGATCTGCGTCATCCAATTGTTGCGGAACCGTCCGTCGTCGACCGGGCTCATGAGCACGACGCCGCGCAGGAAATCCAGCGACAGCTTCTGCATGAACTGCGTGTGCAGGCGCCCGATGTCGCCCTCGAACTTGCGTAGGGCTAGCCGGAACTGCCGGAAATTGGTCGCTGTCATCGCTTGATCGTCACCGTGTGGATGATCGGCGTGCCGTCGGGCGCAAGCGGCACCGATCCGATGACCGTCCAGTCGTCACCTTCCAGCCCGGTCACCCGGTCCCCCGCGGCCGGCGGCATCGCCAGCCCATCAGCCGCGACCAGCAGCAAACGCATGTTGGTGGCCGACAGAACCGGCCCAGGGAAACGCACATCGAACATCTCCGCCGTCCCCTGGCCTGCTGGCAGGACGACGGCCGATCCGGCGAACACAGTGTCAGACGCACCAATCTGCGTATCCGTAGCCGGGTCATAGGTCAGTTCGCCCGCGCGGCTGAAACTCACCGCCTGGCCCTTGCTCGCAATCAGCCGCTTCGCCGTCGCGATCTGAGCCGCAAAGACGGTCACACCCGCACCAATCGTCCGCGACGCATCAGGAACGGCGCCAGGATGCCGTCGACGGCCGGATAGCGTGTCCTACCCGAGGCGCCATCGGCGTATTCGGTCTCGCTCTCGATCGGCCCGACCTTCTCACGCTCACGCTTGACCTGGCCGCCTCGCTCCATTGGCGCGTTCAGGTCGGTGGTGAGCGCGGCCAAGGCCATCTCAGCCGTCGCGTGGCGTACCTCTGGCGGCACCTCGTCCGTGCCGACGTCGTTAATGCCGGACCGCGGCCAATCCAGCGACTGGCTCGAACTGAAGCGGTGCCCGTACCAGCTCAGCCGATAGCGTTGCGTCAGGTAGTCGGTGGCGGTCCGTAGCGCCGCCTCTTTCGCCGCCACGTCCCCTGTCCATCCGTCATTGCCGCGAGCTGCGTGATACGTGTCGGCATCGGCCACGGACAGGTAGGATTCGGCGCCGGAGACGATGGTGCCATCTTCGACGATCAGTGCCATGTCACTCCAAAAGCGCTGTTTGCTGGTAGCTGGTCAGGATTCCGCGCTGCCAGGCTCGCAGGCGGCGCAGATAGGGACGGTCCATGTCGACTGGCACGCCCCATCCGGCCCCTGACGAGGCCGTGACATCGACAAAGGCCTTGGTGACCGCGCCATCAAGGTCGGCCCGTTCGACCAACACGTCGT